GCGGATAATACATAATGCACATATATAAATGGACACAAAAAGAAACTGGTAAGTGCTACATTGGACAATCTATTCAAGAGCCTAATCAACGTAGATTAGAACATCTTTGTAATGCTAGACATAGCCCTAGAACTTATCATTTCGCTAATGCTATTAAAAAGTATGGCGTTGATATGTTTGACTGGGAAGTGTTGGATTATGCAAATACCTTAGAACAGTTAAATGACTTAGAAGAAAAGTATATTGCAGAATACGATTCAATTAAAAGCGGATATAACATTAGAGAAGGCGGTAATAATAAACTACATTCTGAAGAAAGTAAACAGCGTATGAGCGAAGCCCAAAAAGAAGCTCATGCAAGACGTAGAGCCAACGGTAGTGATACATTTAAGAAAACACGTTTCACATCTGGTTGGGAGTGGAGTGAAGAACAAAAAGCAAAACTATCAAACCGTGCTACACAAAAAGGCAGAACTTGGAAACTTGTTGACGGTAAACGTACTTGGATGGAGACAGTATAGTGAACCATTTTTATGATGGACAAGTAAGAAGATATCTTACGCAGATGATGCGTATTTTAGCAAACTTTCCTGTACAAGACGGAAAAGGTGTGCAGAAAGAAGTGCCTGTTACTTATGGTGATTTAACTCGCCAAGTAGCAAACATTATTAGAGACAACTCAGAAAACAAGTTGCCTAGTGCGCCTCGTATTGCTGTTTACTTAACGGGATTAGAGTTAGACAAGGATCGACTAACTGATTCAACATACACACGTAAAACTAATATTAGAGAACGTGCATATGATACGGATGCAGGAGAGTATTTAAATTCACAAGGCAAGAACTATACAGTTGAACGGTTAATTCCTACTCCGTATATGATGCGATTAAATGCAGACATATGGACATCAAACACTGATCAGAAATTACAGTTGTTAGAGCAAATACTTGTATTGTTTAATCCAAGTTTGGAAATGCAAACTACTGATAACTTTATTGATTGGACTAGTATTAGTGTTGTTAATTTAGAAAACGTAACATGGTCTAGCAGAAGTGTTCCAGTAGGAATTGATAGTGAAATAGATATTTGTACAATTACATTTAGCATTCCTATCTATATCAGTCCGCCTACTAAAGTACGCAAGATGGGTGTTATTACAAATATTATTACAAGTATGTTTGACGAAACTTTAGGAACAATCGAAGGTGGCGTAAGCAAGCCTGTACTAAATGCATACGATGATATTCCAAGAGCAGGAGTTACCGAAGGTGATTTTGGCAGAGTAGCACAATCTGATACAGCAACACAAATGGCTAATGTTAATTACGCTACATGGGGTGCATTTGTTGACGGTAACTCTGTACAGTTGTTCTCAAATGGCATAGTTGGTACTAAGAACTGGAGAGAGATCTTTGAAGCATTGCCAGGTATGTATGCTGCTGACGTAAGTCGTGTATACTTTACTAACCAAGACAATGCAAGTACAATTACTGGCACATTTACACTAAGTCCGTTTGACGAAGGTAAGATACTTATTAATTGGGATACTGATAGTTTTCCAAGTGATACTGTAATAGCAGCTCGAACAAGTATTGATTATATCATCGATCCAACTAACTACAATCCAAGTGCTATTAAAACAAGCGGTGTGCGCTTATTACTATTAAATGACGTCGGCGATGCTACTGCTACACAATCACCAGTTGCGTGGCAAAACACAGATACAAGTGCATTAGTTGCAAGTGCAAACGATATTATTGAATGGAACGGTACTAAGTGGAATATTGTGTTCGACGCAAGTGCTGCAACAGAAGTTACATACACTACTAATTTAAATACAAGTGTGCAATACAGGTTTAACAATAACGAATGGTTATTAAGTATTGACGGCGATTATCCAGTTGGCACATGGAGAGTTGAACTAGCAGGCTAATTATATGTATGAACGATATGATTACTTGCAGTGGAGCACTGTTTTACACCTTAGATACAAATAGATTTTTATTCCTTCACAGAGCGCAAGGTAAGCGTAATAATCTGTGGGGCCTTGTCGGCGGCACTAACGAAGGTGCAGAGACACCATTTGAAGGGTTAAAAAGAGAAATTGAGGAAGAAATTGGATTTCTGCCTGCGATTAAGAAGACACTTCCTTTAGAAAGCTTTATTTCTCCTGATAGTAGATTCTACTTCCACACATACCTTTGTGTTATCGAAGAAGAATTTGTTCCTAAGCTTAATATCGAGCATGACGGGTATGCTTGGTGCAGCTTTAACAAATGGCCCAAGCCATTACATCACGGACTACGCAACACACTCCAAAGTAAAGTTAACTTAACTAAGTTAGAAACTGTTTTTAAAACAATCAATTTACTTGACAAATAACCTAAAAGATAGTATAATAACACTATGAAAGTATTAGTTCTCGGCGATGTAATAATCGACAAATATATCTATGGCGCCTCAGAACGACTAAGTCCTGAGGCGCCTGTGCCTGTGGTTAAGTATCAGCGTAAAGTTGAAACACTTGGCGGAGCAGGACTTGTTTATGAAAACTTAAAAAGCCTAGGTGTAGATGTAACACTGTTTGAGACTGGGCAACCTAGTAGTATTAAAACTAGAGTAATTTGTGACGGACATTATGTTACACGCATTGACGATGACAAACGTGCAAGCGGTAACGCAGTATTAGCTGATGTATTATCTAATGACTTTTCGCAATACGAATATGTAATACTCAGTGATTATAACAAAGGTGTATTAGACGAGTCGCTTGAAATTATCGAACACATTAACAAATTTAATTGTAAAATAATTGTAGATCCTAAAGAACATGCAAATCAGTATAAGGACGCATGGCTAGTAAAGCCCAACTACAAAGAGTTTGACGAGTTTGGATTTACGTTTTGGCAAAGTAATATTATTACAACTAAAGCCGGGGACAATGTTGTTGCTACAATAGACAATATAAATTACAATATTCCAGTTGAGCCTGTAGAAGTATCAGATGTCACAGGTGCAGGAGATTGTTTCCTAGCCGCATTTGTATATGGATTAACTAAAAATTACAATCACAAACATTGTTTAGAACTTGCTATTAAAGGTTCTAGAGAAGCAGTTAAACACGTAGGCACACACACGCTCACTGTAAGCGATCTTGAAGAACGCATAGTGTTTACTAATGGATGCTTTGACATACTACACACGGGTCACTTTGAGCTACTAGCTGAAGCAAAATCGCTTGGTGATAAACTAGTTGTAGGTATTAATAGTGACGCAAGTGTTAAAAGACTAAAAGGTGAAAGTCGTCCAATCAATAATCAAGCTATTCGAAAAGAACAGTTAGAATCGTTGCCCTGGGTTAGTGAAGTAATTGTGTTTGATGACGATACTCCATATGAATTAATTAAAAAAATAAAACCGAACCTAATTGTAAAAGGCGGCGACTATACAGTCGAAACTGTAGTCGGACACGAGTTAGCACCTGTGCATATTGTGCCTACAGTAAAAGGGTATTCTACTACACAAATAATAGAGGCAAGCAGATGAGAATACTAGTTACAGGACACGAAGGGTTTATTGGTAAGAACATTGCACAATACTTGCAAAGTCAAGGACATGAAGTTGAAGGGTGGGAATGGGAACCAGGAGTACTTCCGCATACCGAAGGTTATGATTGGTGTATACACTTAGGTGCTATTAGCTCAACTACATATACTGATGTTGATCAAATACTAGAACAAAATTTTGAATTCAGTGTTAGACTTGCACAAGTATGCGAAAACTTTGGCACTAATTTCCAATACGCATCAAGTGCAAGTGTGTACGGTCCTACAACACACTTTACAGAAGACGGACCATTGCTTCCACAAAGTCCCTATGCTTGGAGCAAGTATTTGTTTGATAGATTTATTAATCAATACAAAGACGAGTTTAAAATTAAGATTCAAGGCTTTCGTTATTTTAACGTATATGGGCAAGGTGAAGAACACAAAGGTGAGCAAGCAAGTCCATACACTAAGTTTACGCAACAGGCAAAAGAGAACAATGTTATAACTCTGTTTGAAGACAGTGAAAATTACAAACGAGATTTTGTGTGTGTAGATGATATTTGTCGAGCTCATGAAAAGATGTTTGATAGCGATGCAAGAGGCATCTTTAACATAGGCACTGGTACCGCAACTAGTTTTGAAACTGTTGCTACTGCTATTGCCAACAAGCACGGCGCTGCAATACATCGTATTCCGATGCCCGACAACATTAAGTCACAGTATCAAAAATATACCTGTGCAAATTTAACTAAACTTAACAGTGCAATAGACATGCAATGGACTAACATAGAGGATTATATAAATGCAAGAACCAACTAGACTAACTGGCGTTGTTCCCAAAGGATGGGGATACGAATTAATTTGGGCAACCAATGACAAATACTGCGGCAAGATTATGTATTTTGAAAAAGCAAATGCAAAATTTAGTATGCACTTTCATCGAGAAAAAGAC